GGACAAACAAGGCAAGTCATTGACCACAGAACAAACGGCCAGAACGGGATTGCATTGCCGATTGAGTTTCAAACTATGGTTGGAAATCAGCAGATTCCTTATATCTTGGAAGATTATACATCGGTAGATACGATAGCAGAAGCGATCTTCGACATGTACCACATAAAGAAATTGCCAAAAGGCTATCAGTCTTTATGTGATAGAGTTAAAGAATACGTACATCACGAATTTAATTACGGGAATAGGATTGAACAGTGGGACAATTTGATTGATCACACTATCCAAACGTGGAAAACTCGGTACAATCGCTATAAGATGGAGGTAATGTGATGACACACGTACATATCAAAGGGCCGCTTCTATCGATCTCCGGGTATGGTGTGCATGCTAGGCAGATCTGTAGATGGGCTTTTGCTCAAGATTTTCACGTCACAACCGAAATTACACCCTGGGGGAACACCCCTTGGTATACAAATAGAACTGAGTGTGACGGTTTAATCGACACAATCATGGAAGCTAGCAAGCCAATCAACACGAAACCTGACGTTTCTTTTCAAATAATGCTACCAAACGAGTGGCAATCGAATCTTGCAAAGAAAAACTTTGGTGTTACAGCCGTCGTAGAGACCGATTTGTGTTCGAAAACATGGGTAGAAGCATGTCAGCATATGGATCACGTGATTGTTCCAAGCCAGTTTTCAAAGAAATGTTTAGTTAATTCCGGATTAAAATCAAAAAGAGTCACCGTAATACCCGAATCTTTCATAGATTCCTGCGTTGATGAACCGGTTGAACTAGATATATCCTTCGAAACTCAAGACAATTACCTAATGTTCGGCCAAATGAGTGGCGATTATGAAACAGATCGAAAGAATACAGCCACGACAATTGCGTTATTTTGCGATCTTTTCAAACACAATGGCGATGTAGGCCTAATCGTAAAGACAAATAACGGAGGAAATTCGTCTGTTGATCGTCAAATTACGAGGAACAAACTAGAGTCTATACTGAAACAAGTAAGAAAAGGCCCTTTTCCAAAAGTTTACTTCCTTCATGGATACTTAAATGAGAAGGAAGTGTCGTCATTGTATAAACATCCAAAGGTGAAAGGATTGATTTCTCTTACCCACGGCGAAGGATTCGGGTTACCGTTGCTCGAAGCTGGTGCCTGTGGCTTGCCCGTGTGTGCGACAAACTGGTCAGCACATACAGAGTTTCTAAATATGGGCGACTGGACCAAGCTTCGTGGTCGTATTGAACCAATTCCACATCGTAAAGTCGATGGAAGGATCTTTGTGTCGGGTGCGAAATGGGCGAATCCAGACATTCAAGAGGCGAGAAAGACGATAAGTGAGTTTGTCTTAGAAGAAAAACCACCTACACAACGTCTTCAAACAGCGATTAGAAACAATTACTGTTTTGAGAAGATCTCGAAACGTTATGATAAGTTTTGGAAGAGGTGGAAATGATTTGGTTCCTCTCAGGGTACGCAGTACTCGTTACAGTTTTGTTAGGTATATCAGCATTCTACAATTACAAATTCGGCCGTTCTTTAATACGAATGGAAGATGCACTTGAACAATCTTTAGATAGATTGGACGAAAGATACGAATCAATTGCGAAAGTACTGGAGATACCTCTCTTCTATGATTCGCCACAGATCCGACAAGTAGTCACAGACATCAAAGCATGTCAAGAAAGCATTCTCTTCGTAGCTACCGAGATAGGCCGCCTAGAGGAGATCGAAGATGGCGAAGAAGAAGATAGTTAAACGCAGACGAGGTAAGTCGAAAGCGAAAAATAAAGGATACTTCCGCAAAGAACACCAAGAAGCAATTGTACAATTTTGTAATTCTACGTGTCAACGAGAGAAAGAAGACCTATATACAAATATCATACGAGAAGCTTTGGAAAAACTTTCTGAAAACCTCATTTATGTGTATGGATTTCATAAACAGCACGATAATGTCGATGTTCTCAAGCAAGACTGCGTCATTAATTTATACGAAACTCTACATAAGTTCGATCCTGCCAAGGGTCACCGTGCCTTTTCGTATTTCAATGTTGTTGCAAAACACTGGTTGATCATTCATTCTCGTAAGAAAAACAAGCGCCAATATCGCATGGTGTCGATAGACGATCCAGACAATGACTTGAACGTGGATGCATTATTCCATCAGAACGGTCAGTTCGTATCTCCACCCGACACTTTGATAGAACAGCAAGAAAAAACAGCTGAAATACGTGAGCTTTTTTACGAAATTAGAAAAAGAGTGCGCAATGAACGAGAAGTTAAATGCGTAGATGCAATCATAGAGATATTTAATAAGGTAGATGAACTTGATTTCCTTAATAAAAGGGCTATTTTTGTCTACGTTAGAGAGATGTCCGGACTTAATTCTAAACAATTGTCAGTGTGTATGTCATCTATACGCAATATTTATCGACAATTGAATGGTTCAGGAAAGGAGTTTGATATACTATGAGCAAGAAAACAGATCCAGCGATGACATTTGACGATGTCGAAAAGAAAACCGAACAATTCGGTGAGATGCTCGCTTCTATCGAAGCATTAGAAGACAAAAAGAAGTTCCTTTGGAGAGAAATATACGAAAATGCTATTGTAGATCGCATGAATGCGTATATGTTATTCACCGATGTGTATAGTACCATGACCGGAGACAAAGCAGATCACGTGACTCTCGGCCCAATGATGGCTAAATACATTGAAAGGATGAACAAAGCAAACGACCAGCTTCTAAAGTTGGCAGATCTCATTGCGAAAGAGGAAGAAAAAGCCTCTCAGATCGATCCGGATAACTTGTTCGCTCAAATCTCGGGGTAAATAAATGTCAGGAGCTAAACCAAGAAGCGCAGGTACCGATGTTGTAGGTAAGTCAACGCAGCAGATTCAGAAGCAGCAAGCACTTAATGCCGCTGCAGGTGGTGCTGGTGCTGGTGCACCTCCATTTGAAAGAGCTCTAGTTGCAGAAGTTATCACAGATCCAGAAAAAATTATCGAATACCTCGACGAAGAAGACCAATCTAAGAATCCTTTTGCTGGGAAATTAAAGAACGAGAACATTGCAAGAGCACTTCCTAGAGGTTCTCTGCTGGTAAAGAAGGTGTCAGAGAAAGGATCAGCCGAGTATGACGTAGCTATCCCAATGGTTTCATCACATCTGATGATGCCAGCAAAGGTAGGTGAACAAGTTTGGGTCTTTAGTGACGGAGGAGAGTATCTTTTTTGGTTCGGAAGAATTGGAGCTAGTGGGATGGTAGAAGATGTCAACTTCACTCATAAAGATAGAGAGCTGGAAACACCGACCACGGCGCCGACAGACGCGAAATCTAAAGCAGATATGGCGAAAGGTCAAAAGAAGTTGACTACACCTCGATTCAATGACGGCATTGCTGGCGGACTGGGCGGCACAAAGAACTCACCCGAAGGACAGGATTCTAAATCTCTAAAGAGTTCGAATCTTTTAAGCAGACATACAGATGATGCAGTCCCTAGATTCACGCCTAGGCCCGGAGATCTTGCACTTCAAGGTTCAAATAACACGCTTATTTCCCTCGGTACCGACCGTGGATGGAAGAAAGGAGATGAAGATTTCAGTGCATCCAACGCTGATGCTGATCCAAAGCCAGGCACAGGTACAATTGATATTGTGGCTGGCCGTGGTGTTCTTCCTGAAGCCCCGAAGGCTACGGATGAATCTTCGAAAGGAGACAACCCTTCACGAACGGGATCGAGGCTGATCCAAAATGAAGAAGGTAAAACAGAAACTAACAAGATTGCAAAGTTAAACGAAGAAGACGTAAACAGAGCCGAGGGAGATCCAGATTTTTATCAGGATGCATCAAGAGTATATGTGTCGATGAACTCGCCAATAGATGATAATTTCACTTTGTCTGATGAGTATATCGATCTTTTAGAAGGGTCTTTAGAGGATAAAGAGTCCGCTGCAATCGCGATGAAATCAAATGAGATCAGAATCATTGCAAGAGAAGATGGATCTATACGAATTATAAAAGAAAAAGGCGAAGGAGACGCAGCTGCACAGATAGTTCTTCAGTCCGATGGCACTATTCATGTACAGGGCAAGAAAGTCTTCATCGGAGAGAACGGTGGCTCAGGTCAAGGCCCGTCGGGAACGGAACCTTATATAAAGTTTTCTGAAGTGGAAGACTATTTAAATAACGTTCACAGCGCACTCAATGGATTCTGTGACACTATTATAGGCCATGCTATTCCGTTCTTTGGTCAAAGCCCTCAGCTCACTTCGGCTGCATCGATGCTGAAATCACAGTTGAACGTTTATAAGAAAGGAATACAGAAATTTCCTTCTAGCAAAATCTTTGGAGAATAATATGGCGGAAAGAAACTCAGGAGATGTCAACGAAATAGTCGCAGCGTTGCATGCACAATCTCAATTAGCGGGTTTCACACTCGCAACAGACGATGATTTTAGAAATCTTGCTGATCTTGTTCCATTCTTTGGAAAGTCAGACAGAGACAATGTTATGGGCATGCCCTCGTTAGTTGGTCAATGGATCGTTATGTTTATGGAAATAGAAGATGCATTCCACAAAGCTCAACAAACAACTGAGCAACCATCTGATCCAAACGAAGTGATTCGAACAATTGCAAAGGAAATCGCTTTGGCTGTACACCATTACGTTTCAAGTGCAACTGTGACAACTGATGTGAGTCCTGCTGAAGGAATTCCTCCGATGATCGCTGGTACTTATCCTGTGACTGGCAAAGGAAAAGGTTCCGGAAAATTATCTTGAAATTAATTGTACGTACCTAATTACTTCAAGAGGTGAATTATGAGCTTGACCAGAAACCAGACACGTAGGACTTATTCGTTTAATTCTTCAGGGATCCAGAGAGAAGAGCCAGAAGAAATATTTGAGCCGGAAACGAAGCCACCACCGTTGGGAATAAAGACTCCGATGCAGTTAGCAGCAAGCGAAGGCTTGTTCGAGATGCACACGGACGTTGGTAAGTTGGTTTCTGATAATTTGAGAAATCTTTTGCTGACAAATCATGGCGAACGTTTGGGATTTTACGACTTTGGTGCAAACCTGCGGCCTATTCTTTTCAATTTAGGATCAGAAGATGGTGATCTAGAAGCTATCAATCGTATTAGAGCCGCTGTTTCTAAATACATGCCATTTGTGTCGTTACAAAACTTTCAGACATTCAGTGACAGAGAAGATAATAAGAACGTTGCAAAGATTGGTATACAAGTGACGTATTCAATACCTAGAATTAACGAGGCTGTAAGGTCTTTAGAAATCATGTTATACATGGGAGGTTAACGTGTCAGACGATATTAAAGCAAAATTTGGTTTGCAACGAAAGCGATCGTATCTCAATCGAGACTTTGGAGATTTTCGATTGGATCTTTTGCGTTATGCAAACACTTATTTCAAAGATAAAATACAAGACTTCTCTGAAGCATCGATGGGTGGCCTATTCTTGGATATGGCTGCGTATATCGGAGACAACATGTCGTTTTATATGGATCATCAGTTTAGAGAATTGAATCCAGTCACAGCGGTAGAATCGAAAAACTTAGAAGCTATGGTTCGAAATGCAGGTATAAAGATCACCGGTAATTCACCGGCGAGTGCGATGGTAGACTTTTATATTGAAGTACCCGCAGAACTCGATCAGAACACTGGCTTAAAGGCACCTACTCAAAAATTGTTGCCAGTCATCAAAGCAAACGCAAAGCTTCGTTCTAGAACTGGAATCATTTTTAATCTGACACACGATATAGACTTTTCAGAAAGAAACACAAACGGATCTCTCCTTGCGGAGGAGACGCCAATCCAAGATTCTTCCGGAGTGATCAGCTCTATTGTCTTAAAAAGGTCAGGCCTGTGCGTCTCTGGAGACATCACAGAACAAACTGTTGCCATTGGTGACACATTTGTACCATTCAGGACCATTACCCTTAACCGTCCTCACATGACATCCATCCTCAGAGTGTACGATTCAGATGGAAACGATTACCACGAAGTTGAATCACTATCTCAAGATACTGTTTTTAAGAAAAATAAATTATCCAATGGAGATAACTCCATCGAAGTGATCGCTGCTCCTTATAGATACACAACATCAACGAATATTAATTCTAGAAATACAACTTTACGATTTGGATCAGGTGATTCCAGTGCTATCTTCGACACTAGCGTGCCAGATGCGTCCGACTTAGCCCTTCCTTTATACGGAAAAGAAACGTTTTCTTCGTTTTCTTTAGATCCGAATCGATTGCTAAAGTCACCATCCCTCGGAGTTTCTCCCACGAGTACGACTATCAAAGTTATTTATCGATATGGTGGTGGAGCAAATCATAATGTTGCGCCAGAATCTATCAGAGAAATTACTCAAATCGAATGGAAATACGCATTGGACGCACCTTTTGTTGATCAGCAAAGAATCAAAAGATCTCTTGCTGTTTCAAATCCAAAATCTGCTTCAGGTGGTGCGTTGGCTCCGTCATTACAAGAACTTAAGTCATTTGTGACTAGTGCAAGAACAATGCAAAATAGAGTTGTGACGAAAGAAGATCTTCTAGCGAGGATCTACACGCTTCCGACTGAGTTTGGTATAGTTTATCGAGCAAACATTGTTCCGAATCCTGAGAATGCATTGTCGTCGATTCTATATATCATTTCAAGAGATTCAACAGGCAGATTGGCACAAGCATCAGATGCATTAAAGCAGAATCTTTCTGTGTATCTGAATGAATTACGACTTATCGGCGATGCGATGGACGTTTTGGATGCGAATATAATTAATTATAAAATAAAATTAACATGCCGGTTCGCACATAACGTGAACAAATACGATCTTATTTCAAAAATTATTAAAAATGTTTCTACACTGTACACTTCTGATAAAATAGCTTTAGGAAAACCCCTCGTTATGAGCGACATTCTAAATAAAGTTATCAATTTACCCGGAGTTATTTCTTGCTTACAGCCAGAATTGGTCGCTATGAATGGTACAGTTGATAACAGGGTGTATTCGAATGACACGAAAAAATTAGAAGTACAAAACGATGTAGTATTTGCAGAAGACTTTGAGATATTCGAATTAAGATATCCAAGTTCAGACATAGAAGTGACCGTACTCTAGGAGAAAATCATGATATATCATCACACTGGATCGAAAGATACGTACATAACAAATAAAATTGTGGCAGGTACAAGAAGAGCAATCGGCGGAAACGTAGGATACGCTTCCACTATAGATCTTTTCAAGCTATATGGCGAAAATACACTTAAAGGGTACAAAGGCACGTGCGACGGAGTCGATACAGATTCAGAGATTAACTGCACTGGCACTTGGGATCCTAATCTTACCGAGTTATCTAGGGGTTTAATTCGTTTTGATTTAGACGTATTAAAAACAGAGCTCGATCCTCTCGTGGATGTAAACGATTCTGCATTCAAGCTTAAGCTAGTCATGAAAGACATTCAAGGAACGCAAGTCTCACCATCTAATTTCACTCTGCAGCTTTGGCCAGCAAGTGTCGATTGGGACGAAGGAATCGGTGATGATGTGTCTAGTTTCTCCAACATTCACGCAACCAACTGGCTTTCTTCTTCACTTGGCACTTTATGGGACACCGAAGGCGGCGTGTGGGATACAACTTGGATTGCCAGTGATGATAATGACCCCGTGGATTCGAGAACTTATGTTGGTACTCAAGACTTCGTCACTGGCTGGGAAGATCTAGAAATTGATGTCACCGACTGGGCTCGAGCGTACTGGAGTGCAACGAATACAGATGTGGTCAACAATTACGGGTGGTTCATTAAATTTGATTCAGAAGAGACAGATGCCAAATCTTATTTTGTGAAAAGATTCGCTTCTAGGCACACGAGGAATCCGTTCCTAAGGCCTAAATTGGTTGCATACTGGGAAGATTATCATTTTGATGATCGTTTGGATTTTGTCACGAATCAAACAAACTTAATATCGGTTCGTAACTTTTCAAAAGGTACACAGACAGCTTTGTCTGCTTTGCCTACTGCGACTTTATCGTATGGAAATTGGAGCACTTCTGCTGCAGCAACCGGAGTATCCATCGCTGGCCTTGCACAAACAGGAATGTACGAAGCAGAGTTTGCTCCATTCGATTTATTTGGTACTGAAGGTGACTTGAGAGATCATCTTTTAGTGTCTGGATCGATACTTTTACAGGAACAATGGTCATACGATGACGGGAACGGTAACTCGATTCTTGTACATTCTGGTTCGGTTGATGCGAAATACCCATTGACTTCTGCAAGTGCTTCTCCACGAGATTATCGATTCTCTATATTGGATCTAAAGTCTGCTTATGACGTATCAGAAACACCAAAGGTGAGGCTTTTTATTAGAGAAAGAAACTTAGCTAACGAACCAGTTCGTATCCCTATCGAATTAAAAAGTCATCTGATTCACAAAGCATATTATCAGATCAAGGATACGAACTCATTACTAGTTTTGATACCGTTTTCTGATCAGTTATCAACTCCTAACGAATCAACTCGAATATCTGCAGATGCTGATGGAATGTACTTCTCTTTCCCCGTAAGTATACTGCCTCGTGGAAGAACGTACACTATAGACATTGCATTTTATGATAGATCTGAACGTAGAATATACGAATCTAACATGGCATTTAAGGTGAAATAATGAGAAACTTGTTTACTTCAACAGACATCACTAACACTAACGAGAGACCTGTCGTTAGAAACGTTACAGCTGATTTCTTAGAAAATAATTTAGCAGGATCCTCCAACGAGAGCTGGCTAAATGACCCGATTGGATCGGGATTAAAGAACACTCAGCAGCTCTTAGTTGATTGGTCAGATTTTAGTAAGCATGTTTTCTTTAATAGTGCAGAAGCAAAAGTTAATTTATCTTATGATCAACTGATTAATGGTTATCCATTCGACGGGACGTCCGAAGAGAAAAGAGAGTTCATGTCGAATATTGGAGGGTACACCAAGTGGATTTACGATCAATTCGACTCATGGCGCGGCTATCTTAATTTTACGAACAATGCAAATAATTCTTTTGTGTTTGCACAAGTCGCAGACCACACGGGGTACTTGGCCCCTGACTTAGTCGAAACAGTAGGTGAAGCAAAAGCCTCTAGATACATGAACACCAACGGGTCTACACACGAATTTTGGCTATATATACCAGATGATTCTGCAGATCCGATGCAGACGACTGAATACGCAGTGATATATCAAAAGTCCGATGCACCTGACGTTAATAATGAATCACAAAAAGCTATAACAATCTGGCACACTTCACAAACTCTTAATTCTCTTACGAATACAAGGGAATATAACGTGCATTTCATGATCGGTTCAGGAAACTTTAAATCTATTACTCACTCTATAGAAAATCTAGAAGCAGATCGATGGTACCACGTTGCATTCGTATACGAAAGAGCTACATCTGAAAGAATACTATCTTACGTTGATGGACGATTTGTTACAAAAACAGAAGTTTTTCAAGCAGAATTGGATGATATAACGACTGCATCAGGCAACATCCGAATCGGATGGTCAGATACGAGACAAGTAGGATATGCGTCCACTTTTATGAGTACTCTCACCAACACACCTAGGCCGTATAAGGGTTTGCTTGATGAACTCCGAGTGTGGTTAGGGCCGAGAACAGCAGACCAAATCCTGCAGAACCATAAAAGAAACGTCAATAACACGGAAAATCTTCTGGTGTACTATCGATTCAACGAACCTCCTACGACAGATCATTCGTATGGTGCGAAACTAATTCTTTTGGATATGTCAGGTAACGGGCTTCATAACATGTTAGTTTCAGCAACCGTTGCAGATCCTACGATTGTGCGAACAAGGTACCAAGTTGGCACATCACAAGACATCGAACCTCCTGTGGCCAGGGAAAAAGATTCAGAGAATAAAATTCTGTTTCCAGATTGGCCTCCAAATCGTGAAATGAACCAAGAACTAGTGTTAGAAGGAAATCATTACGACAGGAATAACCCTAATATCATCACTAGTCTGGTTCCAAAACACTATTTCGAAGAAGCTACGTTTTTTGAAGGAATAGAAACAGACTGGGTAGAGCCACAAAGTTTTTCGACTAGAACAGATCCACCTTATCCGATACCTGGCCACGGCAAGATGCCAGCCAGGTTAGTGATGATGTCTTTCCTCCTCATGTGGGCGAACTTCTTTGATGATATAAAACTGTACATCGACCAGTTTTCGCTGATAGATAAAGTTAATTACGACGATTACGACCAGATTCCTCCACAGCTGATCACGTTCTTGAGTGACTATTATGGAATCACGTTACCAGACCCGTACACTAACGAGACACCTGATAGGTATCAAGATGGCGAGAACGTCGAAATCACCGATGGAGTGCATGTTCCTCTTAAGAAAACGATAGATCTCATGTGGAGGCGTGTTTTAATCAATCTCCCTTTTCTTCTCCGATCTCGAGGAACAGTCGCTGGAATCAAAGCTTTGTTTAATTCGCTTGGTATCGAGTCCGATGGGATCTTTAAGTTCAGAGAATATGGTGGAAACATTTCAAACAAGATCACTTCTTCTCGAAGAAAACGAAAGAAGCGAATCAAAATGTTGGATTTTAATCAGATCTCTTACGCAGAATCTAATTCTTTATGGGCTTACAGACACGAACCCGGCGCACCTGATGCGGGTGGAGCTCCTGCGATGGGAACAATAGATCAACAGTTTGGAGATATAGTTTATTCAACGCCAGCATCGCCTCCGATTGAAACATTATACACTTCTGGTTCTTGGTCTTACGAAGGAAGATACACATTGAATCCATCAGAAGATTCGTGCTCACTTTTCAGAATTGAAAAAGATGGTGAGATACTCGTGAACCTCGTAGCTCATAGAAAAGAAGACACTCAAGGAACATCTTACGAAAAATACGGATTGCAACTCCATTGGGATGGCCACCAGATAGCGTCAGATACACAGTATTTAGAAATCGAAAATGTGAATCTTTGGGATTCTTCAGCTTGGTATATTCAAGTGTATCACGAACTTGCTGACAATCCACGTATTGGCATGCGATTGATGAAAGCCAATGACAAATACATAGTAGAAAATCACCATGTGTCAACGACAATCACGAAAGACCAGCCGGACACCAATGCGAATACTGCTCCTCTTTTGTATTCCTACATGTTGCCGGATGGAATTACCGAGAATGGCGACCCCGATACGCTTAGATACTTCATTGGAGAAAATCCTAATGTGACTTATTCTGGAACACTCAATGTAGTCGATCCTCTCGTAGATTCAACCCTTTATAGAAGAACAACAAATTACAGTGGCATGTGTTCACATCTAAGGTTTTGGACCAAAGCAATCTCAGAACAGATTGCAAAAGAACACGTAAGGAACCCTTTCTCTGTCGCTATCGAAGATCCTGTTTCTAGCTTCTCGTTCATGACTTCCCCTGTGCAACAACTCATCAACGGCGTGTATCAAACTGTGCCACTCGAGAAGTATCCTGACCTGTACGAACAAGGCTTGCCTCAGGGATCTTGGGAACGTTTAAGAAATTCCTTTGACATGCTACAAGGAGAAACCATTTTAGCATCGACCGGTTCGTTGCATGTTTGGGACACTTCCCAGAATGATAATAACATGACAATTTATGGAGACCCAAATAACGATCAAGTCTTTAGGGTTCAAGAGATGACATACAACATCTCTTCGTCAGATTTCGATTTCAACAGTGCTTCCAACAAAATCAGAATCAGATCTTTTCAAGACAAAGAAAAAGCGAAAGAAAATTTTTCTCATCACGGGAAAATCGTTAGAATTCCTTCTCAAGTGGGAGTTGACGATAGAAGATTTTCTATAGAAAGCTCACTAGTCCACGCTCTGAATGAAGACATGCTCAACTTATCTGGAGATTCAGATATATTCAACAATTATCTCGGTGCACCCGAACTAGAGTATACAGTTCAATACCCAGAAATAACAAAACTGAGAGATTTATATTTCGAGAGAATCGTCGGAAGAGTTAATTACAATAGCGTTATAGAGTTCCAAAGGTGGTTCAATGGCAATTTCGCCTCTCTCGTAGAACAATTTATCCCTCACACTGCAGATTTTCTAGGAATCAATTTTGTCATAGAATCACATCTTTTGGAAAGACACAAATACGAATACAAACAAGGCGACGTGCACGTCGATGTGAAAGATAGAACAGCATTCCAACAAGTTCCCATCTTTATTGGTTTGGTGAAATCGGAGATTACGTAATGATCGATTTAGATAAGAATAGAAAAACCTTCAGATCCAATGTCAAGTCTCGTTCTGGTGAAAGACTTCCCGGAATGGAAATGTACCATCAAGGATTAGACGTAAAAGAAGCGAATATTTCAAGAGGTATGCTTCCAATTATCGGCAGAGGTGGTTATATTTTCGAACACGAGTACGATATCGCAAATGTCGTATACGAATCAGTCCAAAAAGAAGACGAAATTGGTTTAGAAAAAATCATAGACATTCAATTAGGGTTAAATACTGCGACAGATACGCCTTATGAGCCACAATTTGTGAATCTTGTAGGCCAAACATTCGAGATTAGAAATCCAAAATTTTTAGAAGATCCAACAGAACCAGAATACTGGACATTCGAGTTTACTAGTGACGTTGGAGTCGATCCAAGATTACACCTTCAAGAGAGTGGTTTACACGATGAAGACATCGGCAGAAGAGGTTTTGACATAGACGCTAGCATGAGATACCATCTCCTTCGACCATTGCCGAGAACTCCGGAGCATGTTCTTTTTGAAATCGAGCATGAATCGACTCTGACGACATACGGAGAGGCTCAAAATAACGGAAATTATAAGATACCAGTAGGATACACGACGACTGCATTCCCTTCAGGGCAGTATGGATCCAGAACAGGAAGCGAAGAGATAGACGAAGGCAACTTGGATCTCGGCGATGGCGAGGTATTTAATAGATTAGCGAGCAATGCCTGGTGGTTATACGCAGTGATTACAAGGTCGATCTACAACGTGCTTCCTAGTTACTTCGAAATTTTAAGCCCAAACAGTGAAACACAGTATCTCAACGTACAGAAAGAACAGGGAGCTTTGGATCTATGGGACGTACATAGCTTGAGTGATATATCTTCGAATCCACCGGTGAGAATCAAACTGAGATACTCAAAAGAAGTACCTGTGACTGCGTTGGTGACGAATAATTCTTCGAATGGAAACGATATATCGTTGACAGCGTGGGACTTTACGAAAGGATCTAGATGGGCAAAAGAAGGCCACAGGGTGGTACAGCGGGAGCCGAACGTATTTTACGAAGATATAAGAACAGATTTTTTGAAACAGACAATGTCAGATTCTATTATTTTGGATTCTGTAGGTGTCCTTACGAACCAAGCTGCTCGACACTTTTATTCTCCCCAAAGATCCAAAGGTGCGCTGAATCCTACGATTCTTGAAGGTGATGAGATCTCCAAATACGAAGAAAAATTAGAAGCAACATTGACACCAGATCCTGCAGGCCACGTTTCAGAACATGTTTCTATCGTAAAATCTCAGATGAGAGAAAAGATTCCTAATTCTTATATACAAGATTTTTCGTATTACGAAGATGTGCATTATAAAGATCCGGATCAAGAGAATTGGACCGCTCTGAGCGAACACTATAGGGTGTGGATTGATCTTGCAGATCACGGTGGAGACGAATCTGCAGCATTCTTACAACATCTCGAGAACATGTTTGATAACAGATATGTCGAAATGAGGCTGATGCCAGAAGCCCCTATGTCTGGAAGAATCGATGTTTTCGATTCTTTTCGAAGTTATTCAGAAAACATGCCGGAAACTGTCCTTTGGAATACGAGAAAATCGACATCTGCAAGATCACATGACTTAGAAAGCACAGTGATTTGTGTAGATACGTGGCCAAAGAAATCTGAAGAAATTGATGTCAAGAAGTTTGAAGATCTTCGTGGAAAGCGCAATCCAGAACTGGTAGCGTCCGATTACAACTCGGATGGCTCTCTCGCTGACGAAACTTCCGTCATGTTTGTAGATTATTTTGACCAACAGGAGCCTGACGTGTTGGATTATGTAGAAGAAGAACGCTGGACTCGTATTGATGATGAAATGATGGTGTTCTTAACACAAGGATACTGGGATCATGACAACGATAGTGCCACTCCGGAGGTTCAAACAGGAAGATCTTTCGAAATAGATCGTCGAAATTGGCAACAAAGTGATTATTTATATGCTAATACAGGACATACGACAGTTCACTTTCAGCGTGTGAACGGTATAGTATCTCAAGAACATAAGAGGTAAATATGGCTATTTTTAATCGTTCGAAGGAAAGATGGATCCCTACGAAACCTTTGAATAAAACATCAAAGAATAGAACAATACACTTCGAAAGAGACGTTGATAGTGCGAGCTCTCCAAAACCATTTGAGCTCAACAAGCGACTTTGGTTCTGGTTAGATGCCCAATATCTAGATAATACCGACGTTTACAACGTTTGGTATATGAATCCTTCAGCTGACGGGTTTGAAAAAAGTACTTTTCTTCATGAGGGTGATAATCCAACAGTTAATCCTATTCGAGGCGCTCGTTTTCTTCAGAAGAGTGTTGATTTTTCGTACACAGGAAACCAGGGTTATATTCAGCAAGGCCCTTTTGATCTTCCTGAACTTCTTCTCACTCATGACGGTGCAAATTATCTCACGACAGACTCAGCATTTTGGATTTCTTTCTGGTATCGATCTCCTGATAGGTATCCCGGGAACACTTCTATTGGTCAGTCTATAGGTGGTTTCGTAAAGGTTGATCCAAATTCGTCCACACCAACGACAACAGATGATCCTACAGAGCTCAAGCCATCTTTGGCGATATATATCACGGGATCTGGTTTTGTGTCGGTCAGAGTGTCTTCTGATGGCACACAATCGAACGCTACAATCATCGATAATAGTGTAGGAGATCTTCACTTTGCAGAATGTACATCTTCTCGTTCTACTCTTGATTCTGAATGGAACTTTGTTTCTATTTGCATTCCTACTTCATCAGGTTCTACGAATGATTTAACTACGATTTCCGCTAGAGACCTGATGACTAGAACTCGTATCTGGATCAATGGAATTGAAGATAAAAACTTGGACGTTGCTGACGAATATGATGACTTTGATGTGAGTCTCTTTGGAAACCAACACTACCTTGTACTCGGTAATGCTACAGGTTTCTGGGGAACACGAACACATCCGAACATTTCGCCCTGTGTAGGATTCGAAGGAGGAATCGGAGAGTTCGTAATGATGAATTATCATTCTGTCAATTTGGATGATACTGCTAGATTCTTGTACGAAGCATATCGAGAAGGCGTATACAGTGTACATTCCGGCACTCACATGAGTGAACCCTTAAAAGAAGTCGTAGCTAGACGAAGAGTTCGTTATTATCCTCCGAACAACGGAGGCACTGACCAACACGTATTGACAACTGCATCGGGCAGTATGTTTGAAGAAGGAAGACCGATGCTCCTAGGGAACGGTGGAGCATACGATACTCCACACCCTTTTGATTATGACGCATCCAAATTCTACAAGAAAGACGATACAATACTTCCCCACATGCAAATTTCGCCTGATGACGAAATCTTAGGACACTGGTTGGCTTCAGACAGAAGCATTTTCTTCGAAGAAGACCTTCAGAGCCCGGGCAATGACGGGTTTTCTATTCAATCACAAAATAATGTAGAGATCACGTCAGATTGGTTGTATCCTCTTCATGAACAGGTTCAAACAGTAGGTCCTTTCAACGATGTATTGAGACACGAAACAAACGAAGATTTTTCCAAAGCATTCACAATCGACATTCCTATCAGCTGGGGAGAAGCGGCTTGTGATTTATCAACTGATTCGAGTAACGAACAACCGTTCATTGATGGAGTTCAGGGTCAACTTCAGTATGATGCGTATTTTCT